TCGACGAAATCCACCAGCTCATTAAATAGGCATGGCAAGAACCGATTGCCAACATCGCACCAAGCACCAGGCTTAATATCACGAGCATGTGCGGTAAGAGCATGAGTACGACTAACCCAGCGATTATTGATGTAATACTTAACATCGTAGATCTTTCTAACGGGCCATGTAACAAAATCCTGGACATAACCTAGGCCTTCTTCGGCTAGCCAGTAACGAAAGTTGTGCTTCATCTGTGCCGCGGTGGTCCAGTCGTCCCATTCTTCAGCAGTACCTGCACTGAGTTTCTTGGTTCCACGAAGCCAATCTGCAAAAGGAGTGCATGACCAATAATTAGAATGATGTGCCATTATACCTTCTCGTATGTTTGTGTAAAAATATCTTTCTTAACTACACCATAGTCATTTTCACCATGGCGAACAATAACATCTTCGCCGGGATTATAGTGTAACTTCTCGCCCCATGATGTGTCAACACTTCCGGAACGATCCGCCAACTTGGCCCATTTAACAATCTTCTTTGGTGTACAAACACCATCCCCTAGATCGTCTTTGAGTTCATCAAACTTTTCTGGAGTAATGGGATACTGCTCGCCTTTTGGTCCAGTCATGATATAGTAGCCCGCAGGATACTTAACTGGGCCTTCGAGCGTATCAATAGTGCCAGGCTCGTCTGCAATCTCATAACGTTCTTTGGCAGGACGTTTGTAGGTTTTGAAACCACCGTCCTTGAACCATGCATCAGTGATACGCATACCTTCTACAATATTGATAAATTCACGAATCATTTTCTATCTCCAAACAACTGCAACAAGTTTAAAAACAAGTTGATAAAGTCCATGTACAATGTTAGTGCTCCACGCACTTCTGCAACATCATTAGTTTCTACACTGAGTTCTTCACGTATCTTTTGTGTGTCGTATGCTGTCAATCCTAGGAAGATGATAATAGCCAATGCACTGATAACCATTTGCATCACAGTGCTACCAATAAAGATGTTAACAATACTGGCAATAATGATAGCAATCAATCCCACAAACATAAACTTACCTAGACTATCAAGGCTCTGTTTGGTAAAGTAACCGTACCCACTCATTACCGCAAACAAGATTGCCGCCCCCATAAAAGCACTAACAATACTGCCCATAGTGAACACAGCAAAGATCATTGCAAAGCTGAGACCCATCAACGCCGCAAATCCATGTAAGCATAACTGTGCTACACTCTTACTGGGATTATTGCTCATCACATAGCTGATACCAAAGATTGCCACCAAGGGTGCGAAAATCACAATCCACTTTAGCACACCTGTAAAAAAGAAAGCCAGCAACTCTGGACTAGAGCCCACAAAGTAACTGACCAGCATAGAAACAATCACAGCAAGACTCATGTGACTATACACACGGCCCATTGCTGAATTAATTTCTTCTGCTGAACGATAATTTATAATACCGCCATTTGTATAATTTGCACCAAACATACTGTTCTCCTTTAAATAAATTTTGTAAGATTGGGTGGAACCCACCCTATTGGTTTTAAAACCTTGCCATCTTCACGCTTGCGTACTTTGCCATCTTCTCCAATTTTAGCAAAGTTTGTACTCATTACTTCTTTCCAAGCACCTTCAGCATCACTGCCCATACTATGAATAGCACCAATAGTAACTACTAGAATATCAATAAGTGCGTCAAGTGTTTCTACTTGGTCATGTGCGGCAATTGCTTCGGCAAGTTCGTTTGCTTCTTCTTCAATCAAACTAACATATAAATTAAATTGTTTTTCATCAAACTCGCCACCAACTGTTTGGTCACAGGCTTTCATAAACTTTGCTTGGTCTCTAAACGGATTTGTCATTATGCCATCCTATCCACATGTTGTCCCGGACGATTCATCCGGCGATTCATTTCAATTCTTGCTTGTTCGTTGGCTTTGATATTTGCTTGTACACGTCGTTCTTCTAAACGGAGTTCTTCGTGTCGTTTGTCCAACTTTTTAACTTCGGTCTGACGATATGCCTCTGCATTTTGTACAGTTACTCTACTAATCTCTGTCATAGTTTTTCTCCTACTTTAAATCCCCTGAACCGTAGGAACCTTGGAAACCGCAGACTGTATGTTCCGTCTTGGTTTTGGGTGACGGCATCGGCTCGCACTTCCACGATCTGACCAAGTATGGAATCACGTGAACTCCAATAACTATCGCGGTCACTATCGCTAAAACCACTGCCAACATTGACTCGAATAGTTTTTTCGTCGTCGACTCCTTGGCATACAATTGCTCCAAGGCGTCCAATATTTCTTCCTGTTCCTTCTTCGACATCTACTACCTCCAAAGATACTTCAATAAAAGGCTTTAACTTTAGCCATGCCACACTACGTTTACATTCATAAGGCGCCGCAGGATCTTTAATCATAATACCTTCGTAGCCGCCAGCCACCGCTTGTGCGTTAATTTCTTTGTAACGTGCCTGACCGTCATCAGTATCTAGATCAACTAACTCATGTCCAACCACCGTAACATTGGGCAACAAGTGTTTATAAGTCTTGTGCCAGTAATACACCATGTCACTGCGAGCAGATTGCTCTTTGTCCCAAAAGCCTTTTTCAAAATCTGCCAGCGGTATCACGTCAAACAAATTAAGAACAGCATCACCTGCTTCTACATTGTCCTTACGGTGTACTTGCTTCATCAAGTCTTGGAAACTGCTTGACATGATCTCACCGTCCAACACAACATCTATATTTTGGTCAGTGCCATGTGTTTTGACCACATTGCTGATCTGTTCTGTTATGTGAGGAAAGTTTGCAAGCTCTTTGCCATTGCGACTAAACATATCCACCCGGCCGTCACTGCGTACAATAGTGATAACACGAACCCCATCGAGTTTAACTTCGATAAGTTTTTTCCCTGCAACTTTGCTTTCATGGTTAGCACTATCGTGAGCAAGCTGACAACCAAAAACAGGAATAGCATAATCAGCATATTTCTTCTCCACAACTTTGTTAATTGTTTTTTCGCTTACACCACAGCGCAAGTCTTTAATTAAAATACGACGGTACCAGCCATTCCATTCTTTTTGGGTAGCTGATTTCATCATTGCTTGAATCATGTCACGTGCTGTATTACCGGTGACGTTGCGAGTAACGAAACCAGTAAGAGCGAGAGTAAAACTACTCCAAGGTAAGCCAGGCCCATCTTCATCTTTTTTCTCCGGAATTTGTTTGAGTCCAAAAGTAATCATGGGATCAAGAGCCAGTCGACAACCTTCGAAAAATTCATCACACTTTTCTTGTGCAATGACTTCAATGATGCCTTCTTTATCTAAACGTGAATTATGGGTTTCTAAATTCCAAATATGACTGGCACAAACGCTCATTTTGACTCCGATGATTAACTGTATAAGTTTATATTATACAGAGTAATTATCAGTATGTCAAGTGATTTGTGGTCTTAAATGGCTTGCCGAAGTGTGCATTTTCCAAATTACGCACAACCAAATTTCTCATCCTGCGTATAATTGGATGATTGTGATTCCAGTCAAATGCTTTCAAATAGTCATTCCATGTGGAATTTTTATGGCGTCGACATTGGTTTGAATCCAAGTATTGTCCAATAGTAAATGTGTCATAACCAAACCGATCAATCAATTCGCAAGCACAGTTAAACGCATGAGCACCCATTTCATCTCGGTCACCATAGTACTCTTGCTGTTTACGTTCTTTGGCATATTCTGCGGTGCTTTGATATCCGGGAATATTTTTAAAATTACGGCTACGGAATTGGCGCTGATGTACGATTTCATGCAGTACCACATCAGCGAATCTCACAGCCATTCGTTTGAAACGATGATTGGTTAATCTTAACTTTTTATCCTCAGGATTATAGTTGAAATTAACTTCTATAGCAGGCACCTTTTTTCGATCCAAATCGCTATAATACACACCACCCATAAAAACAAAACCTTTGGTAGTGGGTGCATATATGCATTTCTTAATCTTAACGGGTATATGCCGTTTGACATGCCTAGAAATGCGTTTTTGGATTTGGCTAGGACTCAGTTCTTTGCCCACTATTTCACTGTTAAGTGAATAGAACATAGAGTACAGATTACTGCGTGTTAGTTCCGACCAATTGAACGGTAGCTGAGTCATGTCACACTCCTAGTAAGTATATTTATAGTATACTAGGGTGTACCATTATGTACGCACTTTATGGGCGTTTTGTTATGATCTCGTCAATCAAACCGTAATCTAAAGCTTCTTGCGCACTCATAAATTTATCACGTTCCATATCGTGCCTAAACTGTTCGTAAGTTTTGCCCTTGCTATTATGATTAACATAGATCTGTGTCAAATTCTTCTTCATTTTGAGAATCTCTTCAACTTGGATTTCCATGTCTGTTGCTTGCCCGCCTGCACCACCCGAGGGCTGGTGAATCATGTGTCTAGCACTAGGAAGCATTTTACGTTTGCCAGCCGCACCAGCAGTAGCAAGTAGACTACCCATACTACAGGCTTGGCCCATGACCACTGTGGACACATCTGGTTTGATAAACTGCATGGTATCATAGATGGCCATGCCAGCTGTAACCATTCCTCCAGGACTATTAATGAACATGGTAATGTCCTCGTTGCCCTGACTTTCTAGAAACAGCAACTGAGCCACCAATAAACTGGCACTGTGCTCGTTCACATCGTGATCCAACATCACAATACGATCTTTGAGCAGACGACTGTAAATGTCATAACTGCGTTCACCTCGAGCTTCTTGCTCAATGACCATTGGTACTAAATTTGGCATTAATTTTCCTTTTGTTTTTCTTTATTTTTTGATTCTACTTTTTCAATCGGTGGAGGAAAATAAGGCTCTATTACGTAATGATTGGCACTCCACCAACCAAAAGCAGTAATAAAGCCGTATAAGAATACTTCAAGTATCACTGAAGTTCCTTGAATGCCTCTGTAGAACGACCTGCGGCAATTTCACGCTGACGTGCGGCTTCTTTGGCCTTACGCAATACGTTAGCATCACCTGTCGGCAACGCTACCAATACATAGGTACGGAAACGTGAACCTTCTGAAATATGTTTAATTTCTTTAATCTCAACACCAGTTAAGTCAACACTCTTACAGCTGGTACGCAGAGCCATTTCACTGAACTCTGTACTAGTAGCTTCGCTATCTGTACGATAGATTTTAGTTTGTTGACTTGCAGTTCCGCCAGCCGCCATACAAATCTTGCCGTAAGCATCCGCCTTGGCTTTATGATCTGCCATAGACCAATCTGCACTAACACTAGTGCCTGCTTCGAAAACAGCACTATTGCTAATAGGAGGTTCGCGAAACCATTTAGGTGCTTTGTCGATAGCTTTTTCAACGTAACGTTCTTGACGTTCACGCTCATTGTCTGCACGTTTTTGATAAACGTCTGTAGTACCACATGCAGTAAGTGCGGCCACGATTGGCAATACAATAAAAATCTTTTTCATTATTTTCCACCCATCTTATCTTTAGTCCATTCGGCGGTTGACGAAATGTCTTTACCAAGTCCCGAAACTGTCGAACATGCGGCTAGTGTACTAGCCAAAATTAGTGCTACAAGAATTTTCATTTTGCCATCTCCTGACTGTGTGTTTTAACTGTGTCTACGCCTTTGTCCAACATCTTAGCAATGCCAGAAAATCCAACAGTTGCTAGGACGAGTCCAAAGATTGTGCCTAAAATAAATGCCTTCATAAGTTGCCTTTCTATGTGTGTTAAACATGTTAGTATTGTAGCGTACTTGTAGTCAAATGTCAAAGCATTTGGTTACCATCTATCCACCACGGTCCAATTGTCGTCTGTTCGATTTTTACAGATAACACCATTGTAAATTTGAACGTTGCCTTTGATAGTGTATTTTTCAGTAAACATTCTACAAGTTTGGTTATTGTATGTGAAGTAATTTTCAATCTTACTACGACCTGCTTCGTTTTCCAAAATAGTATCACCAATTGCTAACTTGATTGGTTCGAATTCATTTGCTATGCGTTCTGTTTTAGCAAATCCTTCACGACAAACTGTAATCGCTTCGGTTGTAAATTTGCCACCAATGCTAGCCAAAAGTTTTTCCTTACCATATCTGATAGCATCACGACACAGGGCAGATTCTTTGGTCCATCGATCTTCTTGTGATTCCTCAATGTTGTACCATTTATTGTTTACATTAAGTCTAAACTGAACAGTGCATTTGCCAGAAACAATAGTTTGTTTAAGGTCAGTAACTTCACCAACAATGTTCTGTCCGTTGAGCACACTTGCGGATCTAACATTGCAATTGGCTAGAGCAATTTGGTTAACCAGCAACAATGATATTAAAATTGATTGTTTAATCATTTTTCGCACCCAAAATAGAACCACCAAATAGTGGCTTTTAATCTGCTGTTGTATGCCTTATCGAGATCATTCAACTCGTCAGGATTGGAATTAAATTTCTTAATTTTCTGTATCTGATGAAGATGAGCCAATTGTTTTTCTTTTAGTTTGCAATCCACCGGGTAACTGCGTAATTCTTCTAACGATAGAATTTTTACTTCAGCAAAGGACTTAGCGGGATAACAACCTGCTAGGATTAGTGCAATTACAATGGTGGCAAATTTCATTGATATTTGTCATTCAAGTCAACACCAGACAAGCTGGCAATAGTTTGAAACTTTTCCCATGCCAGTTTGGCTGTGGGGTTATTTTTCAATTCGCTGTCGGGCAAAACTGCTTCCAACCAAATCTCAGGCCTGCGCCTTGGATGGGCACCAAATTTACGTGGCTGGTGCATTTTACCATCTTCATACAGCATACAACTGATACTACGGAATTTGTCTTCATGATCCTTGTTATTCAAATCATAATTGGCCCATTCCGGATTACTCATTCCGCCCAGGGTGTATCCTTGCCAAATGCCTGCCCACTCTTCATCAACTCGGGGATCAAAATCTGTACGAGTGATCAGTACTAAAACATCATCCATGTCCACCCGGCCTTCCACAATGTCCAAAACACAACGGCTATAGCTTAGTCCAATTTTCATATAATATTCTTAATTAGTATTTTACAGTTTTTTTACCAAAATATATCCTGAAGTTTTCCATGGAGTTTGTTGATTTAAATATTGTGCCCAATCACAATGATCATATACTGTTAATGGAGTAACTTCACACCCCATAGATACTGCCATAGCAGTTGCAGGTTGAGAAATCATATGGTCTGCACTACTGATCATAATGCCACCGGGTATTAGATTTTTTAATGCCCAAACAAATCCAGCCCATCGAAGTTGGCGGCCAATATCAGTTCCAGTTGATGCTACATCATTCTCTACCCAACTCAATGGCAACGTTGTATCAATTTTAGAAACATCAGTAATTATAACCTGCTCTGATTGAGATTCATTTAGTAAATCAATTCCTACGGCATCTTCTCCCCAACGAGCGATCATATGATTCAACGTAAAACCTTTCCCTACACCAATTTGTAATTTAATACCAGGTTTAATATCAAGTTGACATGCTAGGTTCTCAAAAAATACAAAACTTTTGTATTTTATAGGGTCTATAGTATTGGGATCAAACTCGGAATAATTCGATATCATACAATCACACTTTCGGTTTTAGGTGTTTTAAATACATTCTGTCCACAACGTCGAATAGCATCCGCCAACACTTGTGGCGATTCTTCTGCAATTTCATCTAATTCTTGCTTGGTCATTTCGCTTTCAAAAGCCCAAATCTCGGGAAATCTCTGCGGGTTAGCTCTTGCCCTTAGTATAGCATGTCTGGGTACGGGGAAGTCAACCTTCTCGTCACCTTTCAATACGGCCCAAAACTTTTTCTTTTCGTATTCGGTTATATTGAAGATCCATTCAAATCCTAGAGTATCAAAGTATGCCATGTATGCGTTCATGTTAGCCTCTACTGCTGATTTTGGTTTTACTAACGGTTGGACCATCGCTGGTAAAGTCCATGCCTGCGGCACGACCTTCGTACACTCGACCATTCCAATTCATCAAGAGTTTAACCGACTTGTTCATAACCACAGTCAAGTTACGCCCTTCATTAAAGGCCATAACTACTCCTTCTACTTCTCTGCCAGTTGCGGCCTGTTTAACTGTGCAAGTATCACTGTGTCTCGTTACTGTGTTCA